TTTTTTAGTTTTTACTATTGTTGCATAACCCTCATGTTCACACCAAAGAAAAAGGTTGTTTCTTTTTCCTTTATATTGGTAGTCTATCCAATATCCAGTGCAATCAGCATGAAGCTCATTAACTACCACAAGATCAAGTAAACTAATATAGTTGCCATTTGATATACACGTAACTGTCTCGGCATCCTTAAAATAATCTTGTACTTCTTCTAGTGTTGGTTTCATAATATTGTTTTTTAGTAAATGTAATGCTTTTTTATTAAATAGCTTTAGTTAGTTCGTATATCTTTATTATAGCCGCGTCTATCACTGGACGCTTAGAACTCTTTTGATAGCTTTCTTTGCTCGCGTAGTTAAATAGTTTGCTTATCTTCTCGTTATCTAGGTTAAGCTCTTTGCGTAACTCTTTAATTGTCATGTTGTTTGTTTTAAATAAAGTATCTGTTTTATCCTCCATGCTATTGTAGAGCAAGTCTTTCCAATCTTGCATTTTAGTAACCCTTTTTTAAGTACCCAATACATACAGCCTTAGCTATCTTTAATGTTGGTACAGTACCTATAACACCTTTAAAGGGCGTCCCTTTGTAGTCTATTGACCAATCCCCTTTATCCTCACATCCTCCAAATTCTTTTTGTTTTCCCTCTCTCTGTATGTTAAAGTTTCCACAAGAATAAACTCTAGTGTACCCATAACCTTGATCATAAAAAGTCTCTTTAGTAAATTTGTATGTTGCTATTGCCATGTCGTTTGTTTTAAGTGATACGCAAATATACAACCCTTTTACAAATTACCAACTATAAAGGGTATAAAATATTAGTTGTTTTAATAAAGGGGTTTTTACACCCCGTTTTTGTTATTATCTTATTGATTGTGGAACAAAAAAATTAGGATCTGTTTGTTTTAATTGGTTTTGAATTTGTCTTAAACCATGAAAACCAATCTTGTTAATGTTTCTTTGTGCTAATCCCCACACTCTTAACGTTGATTCTTTTTTTGCTGATTTTAATAAAATTGATAAAGTTGTCATAATGTTTGTTTTGATGTAGCGGCTAATTCCTAACTACCGTACAAATATACAACCCTTTATTACATTACCAACTATGATTGGTATAAAATATTAATTATTTTTATTACGACACATGATAAACACCCTTAGGCTTTCCGAATAATTCCATTATACAATAGCGAATACCGTCTATTGCGTGGTTATTCATATCGATAGGTTTATTAAGTCGCTCCCCAGTTTTAGTCTTAGCCCATGTGTAAGATTGAAATTCTCTTATAATGTTCTTAGATCGCTTAGTTATGATTATGTCTTGCTCTTGCATTAAGCCGATCCCGAAGTTAATACTGTCAGCTCCTTTCTTTGCTGCTATTACTCTTATGCCACCTCGTTTGATTTCGGCTATGCTCTTGGGCTCTGCTGCGTCTGCATATATATACAGAGCCGTGCCAATAGATTGCTGCTTACATAGCCTTATAATGTCTGAATTAAGTAAGCCAGTAGAATAAACCTCTTCGTCTAGTATTATACTATCGTTGTATTTGTAGATTGACGTTATAGCCGTGGGATCATTTGTATAACCAAAGTCCATTCCATGACCTAATAACCTTGCGCCCTCTGGCAGTTGATCTACTTGCTTAAACGATTCAAAGATGACGCCCTCAATACCGCCAGTATTACCTAGTCCGTACACTTGCCATTTGTTAGCCCAGTACTCGCTTTTTATAGTGCCGTCCTCGTTGTAGCCTTTAGTTTTGTATCTTAATATCTCGGCTCTTTCTTCTTTGCTTAGATACTCGTTGTCTAGGAAAGTTAATTTAATGAAGTCGCAGTCGTTGCGTGGTATAACCTCTGAGTGCGCCCAAAATTCCACGTTGGGATTATAGTCAATTATGATGCGCTTGGCTCTACTGGTTAACTCTCGATAGGACTCAAAGTTAATTTTGTTCGCCTCATTGACATACACAAGGTCGGAACGCAAACCTTTTCCTACGTCGTCTTTATCTAATCCTATAAAGCGTATAAACGAGCCAGTAGGGAAAACTATCTTAGGCGAACCGAAATCGATACCTGTCATCTTGCATTTAATGCCTAGTTGATCGATTATGTTAATACAATCTTTTAAGACGGTATCACGCATCTTTGATAGTTCAGACGACACTATATAGTACTCTTTGTTGTTCTCTTGCGCTAGTAGGTCTATAATAATTATGCACGCGCTGTAAGTCTTCGCTGCTCCTTGTGATCCTTGCAAACACCATATACGTTTTTTTAGTGCGCATATTTTATTAAGTGCCGTAGTTGCTTTAATCATTCCTTATGTAATTAATTAGAACAAGTACGCAATAACCTATTACAAGTAAAAAACATATCACGTGCTCAATCATTATCTGTATCGATTAAAGGATTAACACTTAGTATCTGCTGCTTTATCTTATCCCCTCCGCTGGTAACGTCTACAGATTGCTTAGGCTTACCATAGAGGTACTCAAAGAATAATTTAACCGCCCAGGACTGATCGTTATCTAAACCGCTTTCAAGTGCCTTATATCCTTTGCTAATTAGAGGCGTTAACTTTTCAACTAACTTTTGTTCCTCTGCTTTTGGTTTGCGTCCTCCGTTAGAATGACCTCCGTTGTTTTTGCGCTTATCCATAATTGAAATATATTGAGTTCAATTTATTAGTCGTAAAATTTAGTATTCGTTATACACTTCATCAACTCCCTTGATTAATTGCAACCACGCAGCGGCAGTACCATCACAATTTCTACACGTTGGGTGCGTTACTCTGCCATAGATAGCCCAGTTAGTATCTTCTATTAAATCCATATGAGCATCTTTTAACACTCTCAAGTTAGATTCTTTAAAGACTTTCCAGTCGTTGTATTGTTGCTCAGTCATCTTGCCCTTAGTAGAGTTAAAGGGTACAAGTCTATTAAGCACCTTATGACGCCTTTCGCATCCCTCGCATTTCTTTATACCTAGCAACGTGGTAAAGTCGCTTATGATATCCCCTAGTGCTTTAGGGCTTGTATTCTGTTCTTCTTTAGTAACAAATTTTTTCTTTGTCGTTTTCTTATTGGTACTGCCTTTTGGTCTTGCCATGGTGTTTAGTTTAAATATGTTAATGCTTTTTGTAAAGCTTGTATAGCGGTTTTGTTATGCTCTATTTCGTTTTCATAATAACATTTATGTCCCTTGGCAGTATTAGATTTAATAACTTTTTTATGAATCCTTAAATTAAGTGTATATGAATTAAGTCTAGTTATCTCCTCTTCTATCTTTTGTCTAGGCGTTTGCTCTACGTCTAATTCGTTAACCTCAATTTGCAGATACTTTTCTTCTACGTGTCCTTTGAGTCTTATCTTAACCTCTGTGATGTCTTCGCCTCTTATGGTTGAGAAGTGTTCTACTTTTAAAATGGTGTTGTTTAATGTTTTCATAGTGTTTAGTTTAAATATGTTAATGCAATTTCTAAGCCTAATATTTTAGAATCTATATGAGCTTTTTGTTTTTTTGACTGACACCAACGGGATTCATAAGAAAGTCTTAATAATAAAAGGACTATTTTTTCTCTAGGAGTCTGAGCTATATCTAATTCATTAACCTCAATTTGTAGGTGCTTTTTTTCTATGTGTCCTTTAATCATTATAGTTGCCTCTGTAATATCTAAACCGCTTTGTGTTGTAGAATGCTCTACTAATATTAATTCATGTTCTAGTTTTTTCATAGTGTTTTATTTTAGTGATAAGTAAACCTCTTTGACGTCCTTATCTGTTAGTAAGCTATCTTTAATTATTTTAATGTTTAAGTGGATTGTAACGTGGTTCTTTTTGTAAAGGTAAGCTAATTTTCTTAAAGACTTACCGTCGGCATTCATAAGAGCAAGTTCCGCGTAATATGCGTTATGACTTTCTAGTTTCTTTTTAACTACATTTTCAACCTCAGACGGCTGGTAGTTATATTGCTCTTGCGTCTTATGCTGTAATTCGTTTATCTCATCTAAAGAGATAGTTTGTATTTTGTTTTTAAATGTGTCTCGGTATAGGTTCTTTAAAGCCCAATAAACATAACCAGCGTCAGTCTTAGTGTACTTATTGCGGTGGAATTTCAAATACATTTCTTGGACTAAATCATTTGCAATGTCTATGTCTTTACAAATGTTAAAGGCGTAGGATTGCCATTTGTTATTCTGCTTACTAAGTTCTTTAAGTATGTCCAAAATTCATATTTGATTGTAAAGATACACTATTTTTTATTACAAGCGCATTCTTTTATTTGCATCCAGCAAGTGCAAGCTGTTTTTGGTTCGTCGGTGTCGTGTGTTATAGTCATTTTATTTATTTTGTTTTGCGAATTAATGTGTTTTTGTAGTATTAATGTTGCCGTGTATATCTCCATGATATATTTATTTATAGTTTTCTAATAATTCGTTTATCTTATTCATTAGTTGCTCGCTTACGTCATCGTAAGATAGTTGCGCTTTTATTAACTTATCTAAGTCAGGAGTCGCAACCTCTTTTTTATATACCTCATATTCTTTATCACTCATCTTTGTAAGATCAAAAGAGTTTATCTTATCTTGTATGACCTTATTTGATCGATTAGCGTTAAGGCGTTCTGTAATATCACTAAGCGATAATATCAAAGGCTTTTCTAATATCTTAGATAATATTTGCGCTGGCTTTATAGTGTCATCTTCATACTCACGATTATAAAGTAGGTTAAAATACAAAAATAAATAGAGCTTTGCAAATGGTTCTTGTGAAAAGTTTATATTATTTGCGTCTTCGTTGTAATTACTTACAATAGATTTTAACGCGGCTCTGTCTGCATCGTTAGGAGTAATAGCATTACCACCTGAGAAACGCGTGATTAATCTTTGTATTGCTTGGTCTGTTTTCATAAGTCAAATATAGTTGTTTGCTTTAAATTTTGTCTTGTTTCTATTCCTAAAACGGTTTTAAGTATTGTTCTTCCTGCTTCATAGTCTACTAAATTTCGTAATACGTCTCTATAACCGGCAATTCCAGCCTTACATTTATATTCATGAAACGCCTCTAATCTTTTATGTTCATTTAAACCACCTATACTTTCGCTTCTGCTTGACAAAATATTTGGTAAATTAAAGTTAGTCCAATAAATATGCCTATCTCTTTTATGACCAGGTATTAATAATTTATAATATGGTATTACATTTTCTACACAATATTTTCCTTTAAAAAACTGTTCTAAAAAAATTACTTCTTCATATAATTTCATATCTGGATAGTAAGGTGTAAATGTGTCTCTATCTTTTAAACTTGTTTGTATCCTACTATGAGTTGGGCAAGGCGGAGAACTCCAAATAAAATTAAACTCTCTGTAATTATCTAATAAATATTGATGAGCATCTGCAACTATTACAGTATCGTTAGGGAATCTCTCTTGATATAACATAGCTAATTCAGGATCAAGTTCTACGGCTGTAACTTGTAAATCAAGGTCAGCTTCTTTAGCTACTTCATCCCACTTATATCTGTTACCACCTAGGCAAGCATATAAATTTAATACTTTGTATTCTTTCATCTTGTTTATTTTAAATTAATATGCTCTACTACTGTTTAATAAATCGCTTTGCTTTGGCAGTCCGTCAGTGCCTACCTCGAATTGTATATCGTTAAAGGATATGTTACGAGTAAGGTTTGCTTTAAGGTTGGTTATTCCCTCCGTTGTTTCCACTAGTACAACCGTTTCAGCTTTTTTAGTTACAGCAGAACCTAAATGTCCCGTAGCTTTTATACCTCCGTAATTTATGTGCAATATAGTACCTATCGCTATATTATAATCTTTTGACCATGACATTAACATTTGCACAAGGTCGTTGCATTCGTCTAAGTCATTAACGTTTCTTACAAGGTCTGCAATTCCATCAATAAACATTAGCCCTATATTATCAATGTTTTCTAACTGCCACTTAATTAATCCTATTCGATCTTTGTAACCTAGTGATCGCATTTCGTAGGGCTTATAATACGGGTACTTACTACCAACCATGTTGAGTATTTGCCGCGCTCCTCTTTGTGCATGAAATTTACTTTGTTCTGTATCGTTGTCTATAATCACTTTGTCTTTATTGCCGTGTCCTTTGAGGTCGGGAAAGTAAGATGAAGCATTACCGCCAATGTAAGAAGAGATAATACCTTTCTTTGCGTAGGTCTTACGCGACTTACTTGCACCGATAAGGCAAAAGAAGTCCCCATATGAAGCGATAGGCGTGTCATACATTTGTCCTTTGTGTTCGTGCTTTCCTAGGCTAAGTGCGATAGGTTGCATCTCTATCTTTTTATCTACGTCTATAAAACAATCGTTTGCTATTTTGCTATAGTCTACCTCGTCGGTTTCTTCTGTTATGTCTGGGTTATATTCAATTTTCATAATTGGTTTTTTTACTATATATCAGTGTTGTCTATCCCTAAAAGAGAAACTAAATCCATCATTTCACTACTCTGCCATTCGTTTTCTATGTAAAAATGTTCTTCATTATCAAACAATTCTTCTTGTTTTTCTTTGTCTTTTAATTTTACTCCCCACCAATTACCATCTGACGCAAGGGTTAATATATCTTTGTTGTCTCTAATTGTTTTTATCTTATTGTAAAAAGATAATTGGTTAAATCTTTTAGCCATTTCTTTATACTCTTCTATTGTGTAATTTCTCATAATTATTTTTTTTTAAATTGATCCTATTGGTTTAACCGTTCTAAACTCAGATAGTTTACCGCTTTGTATTTGCGTTCCTATCCAGTTACTACAATGCCTCCTGAACTCATCAAAGGTATCTTTATAAACTCCGTTGTTTAGTATTGCTAGATGAATTGTAAACTGCTCAACAACTTTAAAAAGTTTACCTTGTTGTATTTTATGCATTCTATAAACATTCTCTCTCCAGATTACATAACCATCTTCGCCTATCTTCTTTTTAAAAAGATCCATTTTATCTATAAAAGAAATATTAATATCATTTACATT